CCTTCGATTGTTGGGTTGCCTACAAGCAACCGAACGGCAAGGTTATCCCTATCAAGCCGCACTTGGCGGCATGGGTTGATATGAGGAGCAGGGCAATCATGGGCGATGTGCTTTGCAAGGATGCGAACAGCGATATCCTGAAGCAGTCACTGTTGAAGATGATGTACTCGGAACCGGGAGGCATTCCGGAGTACCTCTACATAGATAACGGTAAGGACTACACGGCAAAGACAATGACCGGACGCGACAGGAACGACAGAAGCGGCATGGACTTTGATGATACGACCAAGGGCTTCTATAAGTCCATCGGCATCAAAGATGACCACAGAGCTCTTCCGTATGAGCCGTGGAGCAAGGGTCAGATCGAGCGATTCTTCCGGACGGTGTGCAACAGGTTCACGAAGTGGTTCAAGAGTTATACAGGCACCCTGACGGGCTCCAAGACATCCGACAAGGTAACGAAGGACATCAAGAGGATGTGTGAGAACGGTGAACTCCTGACGATGGAAGAGTTCTATGAGGAATGGCACAAGTGGCTGACAGAGGTCTATATGCACACAGAGCATGGCGGATTGAAGAAAGCCAAGGAAACACACAAGACCCCATATGACTGCTTCATGAACGAGGAGAGATACTTCAAGGCGGCACCACCGAAGTCATACGCAACATTGCTGATGATGAAGTCCGAGAACGTGCTTGTCAGAAACATCGGAATTGTCCGGTGGGGATTCGAGTACCGCTCAGACGAGCTGTGTGACTACATCGGAAGGAAAATGGATATCAAGTACGACCCGGATGACATGAGCACCCTGTATGTATTTGATAAGAATGGAAAGAAGGTCTGTGAAGCCTACTGTCAGGAACTGCTTCAGGTAGCTCCGAAAGTATCACAGAAGGCTCTTGAGGAACACCTGAAGATGCAGAAACGTCAGCAGAAACGCGACAGGGAAAGACTTGAAGAGGCTCGCATCCCGTTTGAGGAGATCAATGAGCAGTATGTTGGCTTTAATGAGACCACAGGCGGCATCGAACTGATGAAGGGCAAACAGAAGCAGAAAGGCAAAGTCATTGCAATGCCGGAAGATAGAACCTACTCTCAGGGCTTCCGGGCAGACAAGAGAGAAGAAACTGAAGACAGTAGTTATATGAGCAATAAAGCCGAGAGCGCACTCAGAAAGCTCCGGGCTATGGGAAATTAAGATGACACTATATCAGAGTTTTGTGCTCGTCATGGTACTTGCGGTCATCGGAGCGTGCACCATCATATTCCTTGCATTATGCGGAGTGGTGGTACTGCTTGATAAGATCGTCAAGAACATCAGACGCGGCATCATACGAAGAAAACGGTTGAGAAAGTAAGAAAGGAAGGTTGTAACTATGGAAGCATTGGAAAGCAAGACCTACACAACAGAGAAGACACTGGCAGAACGAATGAATGAGAGACTTGCAGAACTGCATATGACAAAAGCGGAGGCAGCTATGAGAATGAACTACTCCCGTTCAGCAGTGAGTCAGTACCTCAATGGAAAGTATGCATCAGACCCGACAGAGATCGAGAAGAAGATCACGGAGTTTCTGATCGCGAGCGGTGACACGGAAGGCATTCCTGAAGCACCGGACACTACAGAGGACACCGGAGTGAAACTCAAGTCAAAGGTTGAGTTCTTTGAAAGCCGGGACTTCATCAATACCATTGGTGTGTGTCAGGCTTGTCAGGAGAATATCGGGCTTGGCATCATAGTCGGAAAGTCCGGACAGGGCAAGACCCATGCGCTCAAGAAGTATGCAAAGCTTCAGAGAGTGGCATATATCGAGTGTGATGATACGATGGCTTGCCGGGACTTGGTGGAAGCGATCGAGATGGAGCTCGGGATGCCGAGAAGCACAGGCGGAACCATATGGAGCCGCGTGAACCGCATCCGAGAGTTCTTCAATGTCAATCAGGGATATCTCCTGATCATTGACGAAGCAGACAAGCTCATCAACAAATACACTCAGAAGAAGATGGAGATACTCCGCGGAATCTTCGACCAAAGCGATGTAGGTATCGTGATCGCAGGAGAGCCAAGACTTGAGACAGAGCTGAAGAGTTCCCTGACACGTTTTGCGAACCGCATGGACTTCTACTATAAGCTCAAGGGGCTGAATCAGAACGAAGTCAAGGACTACTTGGAAGGCTTTGAGATTGATGAGGCGGCAATGGGCGAGCTGATCAGCAGGGCAACGAACAACAACAATGGCTGCTTCCGTTTACTGGACAGAACACTCAACAACGTGCTCCGTGTCCTGAGAGAACGCGGAGAAACCAAGGTGACACTGAAGATTGTTAGTGAAGCATCAAGCATGATGATGTTATAGGAAGGAGAGAAGCAGCATGAAGAAAATGAGCATTGTAATCAACGGACAGCACGAGGAAGAGATCGGACTTGAGATTCTTCAGGGAATCTATGCAGCCATTCAGAACCACGGATACACAGATGTGAGCGTGCAGGCTGAGACTGTGAATCAGCGCAAGGAGATTGAGATTCCGGCTTTTCTTACAGGGTACGCAAGAGGAGCAGCGGCAACGGTAGGAAGCGAGAGGAGAAAGAGGGGATAATATGGCAGCAAAAGCAGATACAACGGCAGGCATCCGGAAGCTGTGGGGAATTGCCAAGAGCCCGGAGCTGAGACTCTCAGACGAAGACCTCCACCTTGTAGTGCAGGCACACACCGGGAAAGACAGTATCAAGGAGCTCAACAACCGGGAACTGAATACCTGTATCCGCGTCCTTCTCAATATGAAAGATAGCGCGAAGGGTAAGAACGGAAGCACCAAGAGACGCAGATCAGGGAACCCGGCTACCGAGAATCAGCGCAAGAAGGTCTATAAGCTGACGCAGGAGCTCGGATGGGAGAAGCCTGCAAGGGTCAACGGGCTGTGTATGAAGATGTTCAAGGTCAGCTCCGTGGAGTGGCTCAATTATCAGCAGTGCTCCAAACTGATAGAAGCCCTCAAGAGCATGGCAGCAAGGAAGGAGAAGCAGGATGAAGGATTGCAGGCTGACGATAACGGTCAGGAATGATGATATCCGGTGCGAGATGGAGAACATCAGCATGGTGGAGCTTGCAACCCTGTCCGGATATCTTCAGATGTTGGTCGGTCAGGAGGCGATCGCGAGAGGTGTGGATATCGAAGAGGTTAAGACAAACCTCCTCGATGTCCACCTTGAATCTATGATCAGCCTTGAAGATCAGCTCAAACAGGGCAAGCTCAAAGTCAATAACGAGGAGGTGGAGTATGGCAAAGAGGAAGACTATGACTAAGGCACAGAAAGCCATGAATGCCAAGATCAAGAAGGAACTTCAGGAGAAGGGCATCGTCCCACCGGACAAGCCGAGACTGAACCGGAAGAAATATATCGAGGAAGCTCGGGAGGAGTGGAATGGAAGGGATGCGGAATATTATGCATGGGATGTGTTCCTGTATCAGGCAATCAGCATCGTGCTCGGTCATACAGATCGGCACCTGCGAGCCTCTCCCGAAGCGGTGGGAGTGGCGAAGACCCTGAAGCTTGCACTCAGGCTCAAGGAGTTCCGAGACAAGCTGAAAGCGGAAGGCAGGGACACCTACACAATGGGTGAAGAATATGAGTATATCAAGGACATCTTGGATACCTAGAAAGGAGTAACACATGAGTGAAGCGTATAAGAAAATGACAAGCCACGGCTCCATCAGCATCCCGGTAGCAATGAGAAGGGAGCTCGGCATCGAGGGCAAAGACCCGATGATTGTGGAGAGCAACGGTGGCAGAATCACGATAAGCCCGTACAGACCGAGATGTCTCTTCTGTGGAGCTACCGAAGGAGTGAAGCAGTTCCACGGCAAGGGAATCTGTCAGGAGTGTGCGGCAAAGGCAATCGCAGGCTTTGAAAGAGAAAGAGGTGAATGATAGTGGAAGCAAAGAACATGAAGACAGAGGAGCTGATCGGAGCCCTTGTGGAGCTTGACAAGCAGGGCAAGGAGAACAGAGCCCTCACCAATGCCTACAAAGCGGAGCTTCAGGCAAGAGGTATCAGCATCATGGATGACCACAACGTGAAGTATGTGAAATTCTATGGAGATGCAGGCAGTGCATCCATCACGGACAGCATGAGCCTTGACATCTTAAATCCGGACAAGCTCAAGAAGCTGATCGGGGAAGGTGTATGGAACACAAAGGTCAAGGAGAGTACAGAGACCAAGTACAAGTATGACGGCAAGTTTGAGAAGATGCTCAAGGCAATCTTCACCGGGGACTACACCTTTGAGGTGACACTGGAAGAGTTCCTTGATCAGATGCCACTCAAACCGGACGATAAGCAGAAGAAGCTCCTGCTCAAGAAGCTGAAGGGCGATTTTGAGAAGGATAAGGATACCCTCACATCCGTGCTCCTTGGAGGAGTAAAGGATGGGGAATCGGCTCCGGACTTCGATGTGGAGCTGTGGTACATCTACCGCATCAAGAATGCGGAGCTCATCCGGGCATTCCTTCCGGAAGAGCTGATTGACAACACCATCAACGAGATCAGGAAGTGCATCCTTGTGGAGACTAAGACTTCCATCACGTTAGATTATAAAGAGGAGGAATAGACATGGCAGAACAGACAAAGGTGCTCCGCAGTGAGCACACAAAGGACATGAGCCCTGAAGAGCTTGCGGAGCTTCAGGAGAAGGTCGGACAGATGTCCGAGGAAGAGCTCAAGGCATTCCGCAACAGCATGAATCCGGATGATATGGGATTCTTCGGAGAGGAGAGTGTGGACGATGACAGCACCAAAGATTGAGAAACTCCTCACACCGTATAACTTCACAAATGCGAACAACGTGGGGCGCATCAAGTATATCGTCATCCACTATGTGGGGGCTCTTGGAGGCGCGTGGGCGAACTGCCACTATTATGCTTCCAAGTACCTCGGAGCATCCGCCCACTACTTTGTAGGCTTTGAGGGCGAGATATGGCAGAGCGTTGAGGATGAGGATATTGCATGGCACTGTGGAGCCAAGAGCTACAAGCACGCAGAGTGCAGGAACAGCAACTCTATCGGCATCGAGCTTTGTGTCCGCAACAAGGGCAGTCAGGCAGACACTTCCAAGGACTGGTACTTTGAGGACGCGACCGTGGCATCCGCGATCGAGCTGACACAGTACCTGATGAAGAAGTACAACATCCCGGCTGATCATGTTATCCGTCACTACGATGTTACCGGAAAGATTTGCCCGAACCCTTACGTCTACAACACAACCAAGCACGTATGGGATGCGTTTAAGAAAGCGATCGCCACGGACGGAGCAGGGACAGAAGATACAAGTAAGATGACAAAGATCACGGGAAAAGCTGTGGCTACGGCAGAACAGATGACAGCCTACATCAAAGCCAAGAATGCAAAAGTGCCGCAGAGCGTCCTTGATATGATTCCCTTCTATTTATCTGAAGGAGAAGCGGAGAACATCCGCGGAGACATCGCCTTCGCACAGAGCTGTCTTGAGACCGGGAACTTCACCTTCTCCGGCAGTGCTGTGAAACTCTCACAGAACAACTTCTGTGGCATCCACAGGGAATTGCAGAGGTGCGTGATACGATTCAGAATCTGTGTGCACAGCAGGATATGACTGTGTTTATTTCAAGCCATATATTGGAGGAGCTTTCAAAGCTTGCCACAGATTACGGCATTATAAATAATGGAGCCCTGCTTCAGGAAATTACCAGAGAGGAGCTGCTTTCCAAGTGCAGTGAGAAGATTACACTGACAGTGGACAATCCAAATAAAGCAGTGCCTGTGCTCGATAAGATGGGCTTTGTGCACTACATGATAGTGGACAAAAATCATATAGATGTCTATGAGCGCCTGAATGATAGCGCCGCCTTAAATACAGCGCTGGTCACAGCAGGAGTTTCGGTGGCACAGCTAGCGGTCACAGGAATGGAGCTTGAGACATATTTCCTTAGTATCACAGGAGGTGCGACAAATGTTTAATGCGGTAAGAATGGATATTTACAGACTGATACATACAAAGTCAGCTTATGTTATACTTGTCATAGCTATGGCACTCGCAATAGCTATGAGCGGTATGACAGCTCTTGTCAGAAGCATGGCGGCAGAGAGCATCGTGGAAACAACTGATGATGTCACTATGGTAAGTGAGTCAGACAGTGAGATAGCAGATGAATACGATACAGCATCAGCGGAATCGTCAAATGGACCAACGGCAACAGTCGGGCTTGAAATGGATGAATCCGACATGTCAGATGAGGTGCCGACCATAGCAGATATGGTTGAAAGCGATATAGCGGGTCTTGACCTGGCACTTTTACTTGCGATATTTACGGTGCTCTTTTCAACTGCTGACTTAAACAGCGGCTATATAAAGAGTGTAGGCGGACAGGTGAAGTGCCGTGGAGTGCTGCTGCTTTCAAAGATGATAGCGCTTTCGGTATTTACACTTGTGGCCATGGCACTTGATGTGATCGTCCAGTGTATTGCGACACCGCTGTTTTTACATGGAGCAGAATTCGGAGATGCAGCAGACTTCTTTAAGATGCTTGGCAGCCAGTATGTGGTCACACTTTTATTTGTATATTTTGTCATGGCAATGGCAATCATTATAAAAAACAATGTAATCAGCATGATTATCGCTGTGTGCATGTGTACAGGTATCTTTACACTGATTTTCAGTGGAATCAATATACTTATTGAAAAAATCGGAGTAAAGAACTTTGATATAAATGATTACCTTATTGTTAATCAGATTTCTGAGCTTGATCTGAGTGCGTCTGCAAAGACCGTAGGCGGTGCATTTGCGGTAGCCGCTGTGTGGGCAGTGGTGTCACTGATTGCAGTGTACAGTGTATTTAAACGCAGGGATATATAATGTGTTTTGAATGAGGAATAAAACATGATTTGGAAAATACTGACTGTAATACTTGCAGTTTCGGTAGCTGTCTTAATAGCTGTGCTCGTAAAAATAAGGGCACAGCTTCGTGACATTAATGAACAGCTTGATTTTTTATGCGAAAAGGATACAAATATGCTCCTTTTAACCGATACCAACATGGCTGATATCGGAAGGCTTAAGGAGCGTATAAACAGATTTTTAGAGCAATGGCACAGGCAGCGTGAGGCAGCAGCGAAAAAGGAGCAGATGATATCTGACACGTACACAAACCTGTCGCACGATATCCGCACTCCGCTTACCTCGCTGGACGGCTATTTTCAGCTGCTTAGGGATGAGACTGACAAGAGCGCGCAGGAGCATTATATAGATATCATCCAGGAGCGCATCACAAGCCTCAAGGATATGCTCGAGGAGCTTTTCATGTTCACAAAGCTTAAAAATGACAGCTTCAAGCTAGAGCTGTCTAATTGCTGTGTCAGCAGACTTTTAAAGCAGACAGTGTTTTCGTATTATGAGGAGTGGAAAAAGCAGGGCATTGAGCCGTCACTTGATATATGTGAGGACACGATATTTATCACTGCAAATGTGCAGGCGCTCAGGCGGGTGTTTCAGAATGTAATAAAAAATGCGCTGGTGCATGGGCAGAAGAGCATCTGCATACAGATGAGGCAGCAGGATTCGTGCAATTGCAGGGCTTCAGATTACGAGCGTACTTCAAAAAATAGGATTGCCCATATTTTGGTTTCAAACGATGTAAAAAATCCTGATGATATAGACGTGGACAAGGTGTTTGAGCGCTTTTACAAAGCCGATGAGGCGAGGAGTATATCATCGAGCGGGCTTGGGCTTTCGATTGCAAAGGAGCTTGTGGAGAGAATGGGCGGGAGTATTGAAGCAAGGCTTGAGGGGAAGCGGTTTGTTGTGGAAATACAGTTTGAATGTGAATAGTTCACTTTTGTAATGTGATAAATAATATTGACACACATGAAACTAAATGATATACTGTCAAGGTGTTTGCGGGCATGGCGGAATTCTTGACAATTGAACTGCTAACGTTCAATTGTAGGCAGATGCGCTACTGTACGCGGCATATATATGCGGGCATGGCGGAATTGGCAGACGCGCTAGATTTAGGTTCTAGTGGGAGACCGTGCAGGTTCAAGTCCTGTTGCCCGTACTGTTTACAAGGGTTTCAGAGGTTTTTATTACTTCTGAAATTCTTATTTTTTTATCATTTTTTCCTATACGAAAGGATACCACAATGCAGGCTTACAAGGATTTAGTAAAAGCACTTCCCGGCTTAAAAGAAGATATGCCACGCGCATTTTACATGCTCGCAGAGCTCTTTGATTACGGTTCATTTGATATATGCAGAAGTGATGACAAATATATAATCTCATATATCATGAATGATGCGGTGGAATGCTATCTGACTGTGGAAAATGCAGTGTTAAAGGGCGATTATCATAGCGAGGAAGAAATCATTTCGGCATCGTTGGTTTTAGGAAGTGAAAAAGGCTACGGACTCATTCTGCACCAGCAGGACAATGTGGTCACACTCTGGTTTGATAATTTGCATGTGCATGAGGCATGCTTTAAATACCATGAAATAGGACATTTCTGGGTAAAGGGACAGGAGCAGTGGCGCATGCTTGTATATATGGTAGGAACAATCGCTGATAAGTATATGTACATGGGAAAGGAATACTGCAACGAGACAGAATGCTTTATCCAGAGCCTTATTTACTTTGCACCGTTTCGCAGATGGACACCGGTACCTGACGATTTGATGGAGTATCATTTTCCGGCCCGTGTAGAGGGAATAGACATTATGGAGGAGCTTTGCAGGGAGGTTTCGGACACTGATTATCTTAAGCTCATTGCACGCTACAGGGCAAATCCATGTGAGAAAACGGAAAAGTTTTTGAGTAGACATTTAGCCGATGCAAAAAGAGTACCGCTTTATCAGTATATTTATAAGCTTGTGATAAAGGCATCAAAGGATTATCCCGAGAGAAATTACGGAAATCAGATAAATGAATGCATAAAAGAAAAGCGTAAAGCGCTTGAAAAGGAGCTGATTCAAAAGGGATACACCGGAAAATACCCTGTGTTTTCAAAGAAAAATACGACTGTGCGTGTAATGGAGGAACAGCCCTACGTCACAGCAATTCTCGAGTGGGATGATTACAAATACAAGCAGCAGCTTATGATTTCTGAGTGCAGTTCAAAAAAGTATGATGGAATAAATGCTGGATTTTTTAAAGGAATAGGCAGACACGGACGCATTGTGCAGGTGTAGATACACATAAAACAAAAGCCACGGAGCAATCCGTGGCTTTCATAATACGCTTATTACAAGGATGGGCTTGAGAAGACTCGAACTTCCGACCTCACGCTTATCAGGCGTGCGCTCTAACCGGCTGAGCTACAAGCCCTTGTGTTTTGCACAGAATGTATACTACAATATTTTTGGTGAGAAGTCAAGAGTTTTTTAGAGGTTTTCTCCATCTGTTTTATTTTTCGGATATTCGTTTGAGTGCGCACTGATGACCTCATTAATCCAGTCTACACACTGTTTTTTTCCGTCATCTGTAAATGGAAAGGTATTGTCCGTTTTTTTGCTGTCGTCAGTCAGGTCAAAAATATACGGCCCCGGCCATATCCATGCATGAAAGATTGGCTCACCCTTTTCCTCGGGAGTATCCTCGGTGGCTTCCTTGATGACAGGCTCCTCACGCTTTATGAGAAAGCGCATGCCGTTCATCCAGCCGGTAAAGGTTGTTTTTTTATAGTAGTTGAGATTGAGTGCATCGTCGTATGTAAGCATAGGTGGCTCCTTGATATATAATGATAAGTAATTATACACCAAATACCCATTTAATGCCAGAATAACGCCGGTACTTAACAATTCAAAGCAATCATGCGCTGAAAATTAATATTTTAATGCAAAAATAAAAATGAATAAAAATGTATAAATAATTCTTATGAACTGCATAAATTACCCTTATTAATGAGTATTATAAAAAAATAACTAATTTTTATGCAGAAATGAAAATTATATAGGAAAATATATCCAATTGACAAAGTATGATTTCTGTGTATAATAAAAAAGAATTGTTCGCGTCAGAACGACAGTTGTATCAGACAGCAAGATTAGGGAGTGTGGAATGACAATGACGTCATTCGCACTTTTTTGCGTATTAGACAAAATACTTTGACGTGGTACAGTGATAATGCTTTAAAAAATAAAAATAATGCATTATCGATACAAATCCAAGAGGGAGAGAAAAATATGGGTAAGTACATTGTAAAGAGAGTTATTCTCGCGATTTTTACAATCTTCATT